CCGAAGAGGTTGGACATTGAGGCAACGCCGAAAGATGTGTCCCATTTGTTCTTGCCTGTAAAGTGAGCATCAAGTCGTACGCCGTAAGAAGCAAGCCATTGTCTGAGTTCTTCATCTAGTGAGTATGCTTTCTGGTGAGCGTTGATTTCTACACGGAACTCTTGTGGCTTGTACTTGATAGTTAACTCTTCAATTGTTGCACGAATCTTTTGAGGTGTAGGCTCTTCCATATTGATGCAATCAAGAATATAAATCTTGCCATCTTCTCTGTTGTATGATGCAACAACAAAGGCAGCGTTCCCCGCCATAGCGGGGTCAAAGCCAATTACAGTATGAGCCTGTACTTTAGAAGGATGTCCTGCAGCACCTGCACTTAGCAGTCCTCTTTTTCGCATCCCGTTGGTGGACCCCCGCACCAACACGGGCGGGAAGATAGAGTCTTCTTGGATATCTTCTTGTTGGTATACGAGTGCCCATGTAGATGGCGTAACTTCGCTTCTTCGTTTAAATAAGGTTTCGCCGTCCCATTTGGGGTAGAGGCCGTCTTCCGAAGGAGTGTCATCGTCTCCATCCCACGGCGCGTCCGAGAAGGGCCAGAGCGTAACCCAGTCTTCGGGTTCCTCAGCATATTCAAGGACAGCAGGCATCCCCATGTAAGTAAAGGGAGTCCTACCCCCAGACCAATGCTTAGCATTACGAAGTTCTTTATAAAGGTCGTTAGCAGCAATTCGTGTCCCAACCACTAGTAGTTTGCCGTTCTTGCCCAGACGGGTAATAACTTCCTTCTGCAGCCAGTCCATCTGCTTTTCCCACTCATGGGCGTTGGCAGTAGTGATGCAGTCGTCAAGGATAATCAGGTCAGCACGGGCACCGTAAATCTGACCGCCCATACCTAGGGCTTGGAGGGTGGGGTCCTTCTCGCTAGAATTACGCGCATCGCCCCCAAGGTAGACTGTATCGGCTTTCCAAGTATCAGCGTCTTCTTTCCACCCGCCATCTGGACCATATGCGGTCTGCAGTTTTAGCCAGCGTGGATGAGACAGTCGTTGCTTGATAGCGTAAACGAACTCTCTAGCCTTATTCAAAGTCTTTGAGACCACAATGATGCGGACGTTGGGATTGAGAGCGATGCGGTAAGTTGAGTAGTTCACCGTAATGACGGTGGACTTAGCATGTTCTGGCGGTACGTTCACCAGAAGTCTATTGTTTTCCCCAGGCTCGTAAATCATGGATGGATGTAACCAGGTAGGTTCGTATCCCTCTAAAAGGTCTACCCAGTCCTGATGGTGTGGAAATACCGTTTGTCCCAAAAACATCTTAGAGAAGTCTGAGAACTCAATTGACTCCTTCTTGAGCCCTAGGGCATCAAAGGATTGCTTGGTTCCCTCTTCCTTGGCCTCTTCAAGGGCCCTGGCAAAGTCAGGGTCTCGGCGCATCCACTGACGGATGGTATCTGCTTTTTTGTTTTCAGATGCCATAGCCGCTTGGATGGTATAGCCAGACTTGATACGTTCAAGGACGGCTGCCTGTATAGCCTTTAGGTTCTTGACGTTATGATGGTCTTTACCCTTTTGAAATCCTGATGCCATAGGTCCCCTTATGGCAGTACTATCCCGCCTATTAAGTACAGTCTGTACAGTTAGTCTGTACAGTCTAGCAAGGCTCCAAAAAGCCTTGCAGTATATAGTAGAATAAAAACAATCTCTATATATACTTAATCCGTTCAAACAGGTAAAACGAACGTTTTATTCTAAAGTATTTATAAAAGCCCTGTTCAGAGCCTGTCACTATACCCTCAGAAATATATAGGTAGAGATACCTACTATACGGACCAAGCAAATTAATAAACCTAGGGTCTGTCGACCCTAGATTTATTAATTCTACTACTCAGCAGTCCCGTAGACTGGAGTGTGTGTCTGTTGGTACTGTCTGCCCACCGAAATAAAAACAGAACGGTGGGGGTAGTCTGTTAAATTAATGTCTACTACTCGTCCATAGTTCTACTCGTATCTATCTGCTGACCGCACGGTTTCAGTCTGTGTAAATCCAAAGCGCTTCGCTGGATTGACACTGACTGAAGGTCTGGATTTTGTAGTTTCGTTTGATTCTACTTCGTTTACTGAAAGGTTGTTCGTTATGTTCAGATTACTGATTACAGGCTCACGCGCTTGGGTTGATACTCAGGCTATCCGTGATGAGTTCGATATCGTGCAGAGCCATGAAGGTTCTGATGTAGTGCTAGTTAGTGGCGCTTGCCCCAACGGTGCAGACCGCATGTGTGAGGTGCTTGCGAAGGAATACGGGTGGACATTAGAACTTCACCCGCTGAACTGGGCTTCGGGTCCTGAAGGTGCATACAACCCCCAGGCTGGTTTCGAGCGTAACAAGTTGATGGTAGACCTCGGTGCCGACTTCGTGCTCGCCTTCGTTATGAATGAGAGTGGTGGTGCTATGAATACCGTGCGTCATTCGCGCAAGGCTCAGATTCCTACCAAGTTAATCCACCGCACTACTGCGGTTCCAGTGCAACGCAAGATGAGTGAGTGGTTGGCACCATATGCTGAGGTTGTCACCAAAGAAACCGCTGAGTGGTCGGTTACCATTTAAAACTATCACGGCGGTCAAGGGGTAAATACGCCCCTTGACTAGCCGTGAAGGTCTGGTTGTTGTTAGTTTCCTACTATGAAAGGTTGTGTGCTATGAAGGTTAAGAATATAAATCATGATGATGGCAATACAGGTGTATACATCGGCAGAGGCAGTCAGTGGGGCAACCCTTATGTGATAGGTAAGGATGGTGATAGAGCAGAAGTAATTGAGAAATATAGAGTCTATGCTTATGCAAAATGGGTAGAAGACCAAGGGTATGGAATGGATTGGCTTGAACCATTAAGAGGTAAAGATTTAGTGTGCTATTGCGCACCGCAGGCATGTCATGGTGATGTGCTGTTAGAGATGATAGGAGAATAAGATGATAGAACAATCACCACGCCTTGCTATCTATGACATAGTAAAGGCTGTAGAACTAGGCGACATCACCCGCTATCAAGCCAACGAGTACATCATGGATGTACTCATGAACATACCACCACACCCATCAACAGAGGAAGGAATCAACTCATGACTAAAGAAGAATACATGCGGATACTACGCCGTGCCATGTCCGATGACGGACTGATGGCACGGATAATGTCAGAACCACCAAGCGGAAGCAAAGGAGAAGACTAATGCCTAAGTACCCACGCAAATGCTGGTGCGGACAACTCATTGAAGCAGAGTGGGAAGAAGGATACCACGACTGCAACCAATGGGAATACATAGTAGCAGAAGGAGAAAAAAAAGATGAGTGTTGAGTATGCAATAAACAAAGAGTTCAAGGTTGCATGTTTAAACATGCAACTTAAACCACACCTAATCATCTTCATAGGTGTACGCCCACTAGACTGGAAACGATTCGCAATCGGTACCAAGCAAGTCAAAGAAGGAATAAGAGCACGCTATCTACACCTATCAGTATTCTCAATCGCGTACACAATTAAAGAAAAGGAGACAGACAATGACTGAATACCCACAATCTCAGGGCATATCAGTACAGAACACATGCTATCACTGCGCCCTAGTCAGTGAGTATAGTCCAGAACTACGATGCCTCACCTGCGATGAGGATAAAGAAGGACGAGATGATGCTATAGCATATGAGATAGTAGATGAAGGTAACATGCAGTACAAACATCAATGGTCACGCACTGATGACCAACCAAGTGGTAGTGACTGGACTGCATCAGAAACATACATCAAGCCCCAATCATGGGTTGCTAGAATGACAGAGAAATGGGACGATGACAACCCATTCCACCTCATTGAACTATCCGTTCAATTCGAGAAGCCAGAAGAAGATTACCTGACACGACATGAGTTCAGCCCACCTATAGTACAACTCGTTGACGGAGGTGTGCTTGATAACCTATGGGAACTAGAGGATTACACACAGTACAAGCGTGAGAAGCAGTGCCAATGGTGCAACATACTCACACCTAAAATGTTCAATGACTGCCAGTCATGCGACAAACCGCTAGAAAACAATACCAAATAAATAAGCAGGGTTCCCCTGTCGTCTGCGACAGGGGTAACCCTGACCAACTAACTAATAACAAGGAGAAGGTAATGAATACAATCAACCATCTAGAAGTTAGTGGCACCCTAAAGGCGTTCACTGACAAGACAATCAAGACAAATGAATACGGTACATCTATTACAGGCTGGCTCAACCAGCGTGAAATGGTAGACGGAACACCACGATATGTAGTAGGCGTAGGATTCCAAGCAAAAGACCCAGCAATTATCAAGCAACTAATAGCACTAGACGGAGCCCGTCAAGGTGCATCAGCATCAACACCAGTAGTACTATCAGGCAAGTTAACACAGTGGGTTGCCAAGAGTGACGGCAAAGATGAGTTCCGCTACCAACTACAAGTAGAGAAAATCACAGTACTATAAGCAAGCAAAGGCAGGGACTAACAATCCCTGCCTTTCTTGCAGTACCCCACTGGGGGTAATCGGCAGCAACGCACAAGTTTTTATATTTATCCACCTACATACAAGAGAGAGAGAAGATTATGTATCTATCATACTATGATATAACAGCAATAGTTATAGCATTAGGCACGAGTCTAGTGCTGTTAGTTATTATGTTGTATGCTAACATACAACTGTTAAAAGAAAATAGATTCCTAAGAGACAGACTAAAAGCATGGCGCCGTAAGGCAACAACACTATGACTGAGCCAAGAGATGACGATGACACTGCACTAGGTAAAGATGGTGACTGCGAGTACTGCGGTAACTTCGTGATAGAGTGTACCTGTAACAGTGAACCTGACCGCATGTATGGAGACGAAGACTAAGGAGTACTACCTTGGAAACTAACATAAAGAAATACATAGCAGTAAGCAGCAGCATACTACTGACACTAGTAACAATGGTGGGTATACCATTAAAAGCATACTCACAACAAATAGAACATGACCCCAAGTGTATAGATGAGTGGTATAAGCCACGCATCTGGACACCACACCTATCCAAGATGTATGCTCTGTCATACATGAAGACTTGGTATCCCCAATGGGGCAGAGGTGAACACAAAGCATTGATGAAACTATGGGGTAAAGAATCAGCCTGGAACTACAAGGCAGACAATCCTAACTCAACAGCCTATGGCATAGCACAAGTACTAGGTACCAAACATGGTACCCCAGCCCCGCGACAGGTCGCTCGGGGGCTGGAGTATGTAGTTCATAAATACGATAGCCCATCAATAGCATGGGCACATTGGAGAAAGCATGGCTGGTATTAAGAAACCTATGTATAGAGTAGAGATATTGTTCTTTGTGTATGCAGATGACGATGATACTGCACTACACAAGGTAACACGCACACTAAGATACGAAGATGACATGGTATGGGCATGGCAAAACACACAACTAGAAAACAAGGGAGAAACAAATGAATAAAACAGAAACAAAAGCAAAGATAGATGCACTACTACCTACAACTGGACAAGATGAGTACGGACAGTATGAGATAGGTTCACAAGAACAACGCAAGGCTGCTACATTAGTAGAGTATGCATACAATGCTGATACAATATCAGATGATATGATACCTCATGTGTTGTTAGCACTCAAAGATATACAGATACGGGACTATGCAATGGGACTTATAAATCCTAGAGATGATAAAGGCTTATCGTTCTTTAAGTTATTAACAAAGCATGCACCTAAAAACTACAATGCTGCACCTACTACACTGCTTGCTCTTGTACACTACGAGAAGCATGAAGATGGTAAAGCAGATGAATTATTACGACCAATGTTAAGAACAAATTATTCATTAGCAAGACTATTGAGTAGAGTGTTTGATTCTAACTGGCCTGTTGGTGCATTTGAAGCAATGCGTATGGAACTACACCCTAAAGTAAAAGCAGGTATATTCGGAGAGGAAACAGATGACAACAGCAACAAAGAATAAGTCAGCATGGGTAATAGGTGGCACTGCAGTTGAGGCTACCTCTGCTCGTGATGCAGCCATACAAGCAGGACTTAACTGGACTGTACGCACAGCACCATTAGCAGCAGAGGCAACGCCTCTGTACATAGACCCAAATGGTGTAACACCAGCCACATACATAGATGTACCTAAGAAGCAGGCTATTATTCGTGAGGATAACAACACTGTCATAGGTGTGGTAGGTACCAAGTATAAGATGGTTCAGAACATGGAAGTGTTCAACGCATTAGATACATTAGTAGACTCAGGTGATGCACGATATACTGCAGCAGGTGAGTTCAATGGTGGCTCTAACATATGGATGCTACTTGAAATACCACAAGGTATCAATGTAGCCAATGACCCACATGCTGCGTTCCTATTAGTTAAGACATCACATGATGGCTCATCATCAGTAGTAATTAAGCCAATCATTGAGCGCCTATGGTGCGCTAACCAAGTCAACGGCTTGATTAGCAAGGGATATGCTAGAGGAACTAAAGGCTACAATGAGTACACATATCGCATGACACATACAACTAACCAAGAACTATCTGTCAATGACATACGCAACATTACTAACCTAACATATACAGCCATACAAGACTATGAGTTAATAGCAAATGGATTGTTAGGTCGTAAGATGACGCGTGAACAGACAGTCAACTTCTTCAAAGCAGTATGGCCTCTACCTAGTATAGTAGAAGACAAGCCATACGACTTACTAACTAGAGGTGAGCGCAAGCAACAGACTATAGCAAGAGATGCACGTGCTAGTGCATGGGCTATCTACTCAGAGTCAGAGACACAAGAGAACATCAGAGGCACAGCCTTCGGTGCATGGCACGCAGTAGTAGAACATGCTGACCACTATGCAACGGGTGGCGCGTCTCGCCGTGCCGCCGCCACCCTGAGTGGTCGCAATGATAAAGTAAAGACTAAGGCTTTGTCTTTACTTACTGTATAATTCCGTATGCATACTGCGTAAGCAGCGATAGCGCGGATGCACCTGAGTATGTGGATAAACTACTCACCCAAACAATGAGAGGAACACATGAACACAATCACAATATCAGATGGAGAGAGTAACAACGGTGCCATGATTACATACACAGACCATGAGATAGTACGAATGATAGCCGAACTTAAAGACTACAAGGACAGACAAGAAAGACTTGGAGATGCAAATGTCAACCTCAACAAAGATATCCGTACGCTACGTGAAAAGGTCCGTGACTTCTTCAGTGAAGGTGAATGGAATGACAATGAGTTCTCAGCAAGTAAGTCTGACATCAATGAGTTACTTGAATCCATTGGTGCAAACAGACTTACATCACAATATGGTGGTTCATTTACCATCACTGGCACCTTCCAAGTAGAAGCAGAAGATGAAGATGAAGCAGGAAATATATTCACAGAAAATGTTAATGTTGATTTCTATAATGGTGACATAACTGTAGATGATGTTAGAGCAGAAGACATAGCAGAAGATTACTAATGAGTAAACAACTACAAGCAGTACTAGACCGTGCTGCCAAAGCATGTGAGCCAGTACTACATGAGTTACTAGATGAAATAAATAAACCATCATGGTCATGTCATCTTTGTGGTGCAACCACAACAAATCCAGAGCATATGTTAATTGAATATTTTCATATGCCTTGTCCAGAAAAATAAACTTGGCAACACGCCAGCATCATCATACATAGTCCGTCACACTATGTTATGATGAGGGCAGGTTAGAGGTGGCAGGGTTTTGGTTCTCTCCTTGTTCCTGCTCCTCTAATCTACTTAACAAGGGAGAACTATGACAGTAGAGATAGCAAGAGATAGATACGGTAGACCTATGGTAGTGCCACCCAAGGGTGGCAAAGCAGTACCATACACACGCACTACTACAGTTGCAGGTTCATTAGATGATGGGACTGGACTAGTAGCATGGAAGTTACGCATGGCAGCAGCAGGTTTAACCCTGCGTCCTGACCTATTGCTTGCTGCATCAGCAGCCAGAGAAAATAAGTTAGAGATGGACAAGTTAGTAGAAGATGCTATGGAAGCAGCAGGTGCTACATCAGCAGCAACTATAGGCACAGCCATACATACACTGACAGAGAAGCACGACAGGGGCGAAGCCCTTGGCGTGATACCAGAAGACTATGTTGCAGACATACAGGCGTATGATAATGCAACTAAAAACTTTGAGAATGTATTCATAGAACAGTTCTGCGTGTTAGATAAGTATAAGATTGCAGGCACACCTGACCGTATAGTTAGATACAAAGGAGAGTTGTTTATCTCTGACCTAAAGACTGGTAGTATCTCCTACCCAAACAAGATTGCCATGCAGTTAGCCGTGTATGCGCACGGCCTGCCGTATGACCCTGCTACGGCAGTCCGTAGCAGTTGGGGTGATGTGAACCAAGAGCGCGGTATCATTGTGCATCTGCCAGCAGGCAGTGGCAAATGTGAACTGCACTTTGTTGACATCAAGCAAGGATGGAAAGGTATTGAACTAGCAATGAAAGTTCGTACATTCCGAGACACAAAGAAATCCCTAGTAACATCTATTCAAGGAGAATAAATGCCAAGTACGGAAGCACCTATCAGCATCACAGTTAAGACAGCAGCAGGCAGTCTCGTTACTGTTCGCGCCGAGAACGGCGAAGAACTAGACCAAATAGTAGCACTATCACTAGCATCACTAGCATCAGCAGTGCATGAGTTAGAGGCAGCAGTCAAGCCTACTAACACAGCAGTACCACCTAGCCCACAGATAGCAGCAATTGCTACATCATTCGGTGCAACCGATGTTGTTACACAGACAGCACCGTTTGTTCCAGCAGCATACACTCATGTAACTGAAGGTCAGCGTCTATGTCCGCATGGTAATATGACACGCATTCATGGAATGACAGGTAAGTTTGGCCCATACAAGGGTTACTTCTGCCCTGCTAAGCAAGGCGACATGACTAAGTGTACCACTCAATACATCAAAGCAAATCAACCTGAATGGAATAGTTTCCAAGCCGACCAAACAAAGGCATAGATGAAAACATTACGCCGTAGTATAGGCAAGCCAGAGGTGGGGGGCGAACCACTTGCCCCTCCCTTTCAGGCTTTCCAAAGAGAAGGCATGATACTTAGGCGAGCAGAGGTAACTGTAATTGCAGGTACACCTGGCGCAGGCAAGTCATCTATTGCATTACATATCGCAGCAAGACTAAAACAACCTACATTATATTTCTCTGCTGATACTAATGCACACACTATGGCTATGCGATTACTCGCTATGAAAGCAAAGATATCTCAAGCACACTCAGAGTATATGCTTAAGACAGACCCAACCAAAGCAGAAGAACTCTTACGAGAGTTCTCTAATTTGTACTGGTCATTTGAACCTAGCCCTACACTTAAAGATTTAGATGATGAGGTATCAGCATTTGAAACTATGTGGGGCAGAAGCCCAACGCTTATCGTTGTAGATAACCTTATGGACATAGCAATAGATGGACACGAAGAGTTCGCTGGCATGCGACAAGTAATGAAAGAGTTGAAGTATCTTGCAAGAGATACTAACGCATGCGTATTAGTATTACATCATACTAAAGAAGGTGCACTAGGTTATCCATGTCAGCCACGCTCAGCACTACAGGGCATGGTCTCTCAGATACCAGCAATGGTACTAACAGTAGGACAAATGATGCAGGGGCAAGACATATACCTATGTGTAGCCCCTGTTAAAAATCGTTATGGTAAAGCAGACCATAGCGGTCAGACATATGTCTCACTATCATTTGACCCAGCCTCTATGTATCTTGAAGATATAATGCGTGACTATAGACAACCAGAGATAGTCAATGGGTAGTGCAGCAAAAGCCAAAGGTAGTGGAGCAGAGCGAGATGTAGTTGCATACCTCAAGCAATGGTTTCCTTATGTAGACAGACGCTTGGCTGGTGCAACCCTAGATAAAGGTGACATCTCTGGTATACCTGGAGTCACAATAGAAATTAAAAACCACGCCAAGATGGACTTGGCGGGGTGGACAGAAGAGTTAATAGTTGAGATGACTAATGACAAAGCATGGACAGGCGTAGTGTGGCACAAACGTAAGGGTAGGGGAAGCCCTGAAGATTGGTACTGCACTATGCCTGGCTATGTGTATGTAGATTTACTAAGGAGAGCACTTGGACAAACCACAGATTGAAGAGTATCTCAACTACATAGGCGCCACCGTGCCTCCTATGGGCAGCGGTTGGCGCAAGATGAAGTGCCCGTTCCATGTAGATTCACATGCAAGTGCAGCAGTAAACTATGACAAAGGTGCATTTATATGTCATGGTTGTGGAGTTAAAGGTGATGTATACTCACTCATAATGTACAAAGAAGGCGGTGATTTCAGTGAGGCTCTCAAGTTCGCAGCGTCAGTTCTTACTACTGGCGACACAGCAATACGCAGCAAGGCTAGAACTGGCAACAGATTATCTATTAAGCCGTCATCTGTTGGTAGAAGAAGCAAACATCTTTCATCTGGGAGTGGTCGAAGACCCAATGCCAGGGCATGAACCATACAAAAACAGACTGGCTATCCCATACATCACGCCATCAGGCGTGGTAGATATTAGATTCAGAGCCTTGCTTCCCGAACAAGAACCTAAGTATCTTGGTCTAGTAGGTAGCAAGACAACGATGTTTAATACGCAAGCATTATTTGCAGCAAACAAGTACATATGTGTAACCGAAGGAGAGTTCGATTGCATCATGATGTCAGTCAAGACAACACATCCAACAGTAGGTATACCAGGGGCTAACAACTGGAAGCCCCACTATGTTAAACTATTAGATGACTTTGAAACAGTAATAGTATTAGCAGACGGAGACGCAGCAGGACTAGAGTTCGGTAAGAAGATAAGCAGGGAACTAGGCAATGTCAACATCATCAGCATGCCTGATGGTGAGGATGTCAACAGCATGATAATCAAGAAGGGGAGTAACTGGATACATGAGCGAATCGAACAATGTATTTCCACCATTAGATGATAGGTTCTGGGAGCATCTCAAACACATAGAGTTCTCTATTGGTATACCAATCTCAGAAACCAAGATGCTAAATATCTTAGGAGCACTAGAAGATATATACATTGCACTGGCTAGGGATGACATAGAGGATGCAACTATGTGCCTTACGGCACTAGGTGCACTGTTAGTAGCCTCCAAGTATGACAAAGCAGATGAAGTATGGGAAGAATTAGTAGTCAAAGAAGCAATGCATAACTTCGACAAGCACCTGAAAGAGGTAATAGATGAAGAACAGTGATGATGTAGATGTAATCTTAGAAGAACTAGCAAAGATTATGTACAAAAAACATCAGGATTATGGTCCAATGAATATTGCTGGAGCACCAGGTGGGCCAATGAATGGGCTGCGAGTACGGATGTATGACAAGTTGGCTAGACTCACACACCTTGGAGATAACGACACGCCGAACTACGAAACTATCGAAGATACCCTCATTGACCTAGCAAACTATGCCATAATAGGATTACTAGTCCAACGTGGACAATGGGAAGGCATACCTAATGGCGCAGCAAAGCAAACGGATAGTGGTCCTAAGCGACCTCCAGATTCCGTACCAAGACAACCGCATAGTGAACACAACCCTGGCATTTATCCGAGAGTACAAACCAGATGAACTGTGGTGCGTGGGGGATGAACTAGATGCCCCCGAACCCAGTCGTTGGAACAAAGGCATGGCAGGTGAGTACGCATCAACACTTCAAGACAGTATAGATTTAACGCACGAAACAATGGCTAGTTACCGTAAAGCATTAGGTAACAAGCCATTTGTCATTCAACGCAGTAATCATACTGACCGCATTGATACATACATACGCAAGTATGCACCTGCATTTGATTCGTTAGACTCATTAAAGATTGAAACACTACTAGGCTACGACAAGTTGGGTATCAGATACCTACACAAAATGACAGAACTATTACCTGGTTGGGTAATGGCACACGGAGATGAAGGCGCACTTAACCGTGCACCTGGGGCTACTGCACTTAACTTAGCAAAACGATTAGGCAAATCAGTAGTGTGTGGACACACACACAGAGTCGGACTACAACATGAGACATCAGGAATGTATGGAAAAACCAGTACTTTATACGGGTTAGAGGTCGGTCACATGATGGATATGTCACAGGCTCATTACCTAACATCAGGTTCTGCCAACTGGCAGCACGGCATAGGTATACTTGTAGAAACTAACCGCAAGGTTACTCCATTTGCAGTGCCTATCGTTAATGGTGAGGTACACATTCCCTAATGTCTTACATTGAAAACTATAATTACTTAGTACAACAACTTGCTGCTGAATATGCTAGACGCTATACTATGGTAGAGCGTGATGACATAGCACAGGAGATGTGGGTATGGTTTGTCGGTCATCCCAATAAGTACAATGAATGGTCTGCACTAGAGCAGAAAGACTGCGACAAAGTAATAGCAAAGTCATTACGCAATGCATCTCTTAAGTTTTGTGAACGAGAGAAAGCAAAGCATAGTGGCTACCAATCATCTGATTTATATTATTATGATGCATCAGTAATAGAAGCATTCTTGCCTTCTATTATTAGTGACTCATATGAAATGCCAAGTAAGATAAAAGACCTAAACTCTAAGTCTGGTAGTGGTGTTCTAAGTGAGGGTAACAACTGGCTAACACTACGTTCAGACATAGCAAAGGCTTACTATAAACTCAGTGAAGCCAAGCAAAACATACTACGCTTGCGCTTTAGTACCGAACAACCTGACTGGACAGAGTTAAGTAAGGACATGGATAGCACACCAGATGGTGCCCGTATGAAAGTACAACGAGCAGTCAACTCTATTATCAAAGTATTAGGTGGCTGGAAGTCATACCGAGATGATGATACAACAAGTAGTTGACTTAACAGGAGAGCCTACATTTGCCTGCATATGTGGGTGTATGATGTTTAAAGTTATAGTCATGTGGGATGAAAATACTAGAGCAGTAGGCTGGTATGATTTAAGACAAGAATGTATAGAGTGCGGTACAATAACTACCGCACCTACCGAGATAGATGGATGTGAGTGATGCCAAACTATGATTTCAAATGTAAATTTTGTGGCTCAGTGGTGGAGGTACAAGACCCGACACCAACAGGATGCACAGTTTGTGGCAACACAATGGTTAGAATCTGGACCAGTCCAGCCGTTAAGTTCAACGGCGGTGGCTTCTACTCAACAGGAGGATGATGTACACATTCAGTGATACAGCAAATTGTGAGGGTACCGACCCTGAAATCTTCTTTACACAGGATGGAAGTAGCACATATGCTGAAGTGTTGGCACTTAAAAGAATATGTGGCAACTGTGCAGTAGTTAAAGAGTGCCTTGACTATGCCTTAAGGCATCAGGTCATGGGATACTGGGGCAATACAAACGAAATACAACGCAAGATAATGAGAAAAAAACTGAATATAATCCCACGTCCACTACACATGGACTACAACTAGGAGGAACTATGGAACTATATGTAAGCATAGCACTGGGTATTATGCTAGGAGAACTAGGCAAGGAACTTATCTATCGAATCCAGAACGCATGGTGGACATTCAAGCATCGCAAGGACCCTAAACATGGGTTCCGTAAATGGTTAGAAGACACAGAAGATACTGAAGAACTACTAGCAAAATAGAAAAAGAACCCCACTCCCTGTGTCAATACAGGGCAGTGGGGTCTTCTAGTCTCTACGGGGCTGCTAGGCCCCTTAAATCGGTATTACTTTGAGCCACGACCAAAGTCTGTGGCAGACGGGTCAAGCCATTTAAGCAGTGGACCAGCCACACCAGCCAAGCCAGCAGCAGCAAGAGTCTTAGGACTGGTCTCGCCAGTCATATAGACAACAAGAACAGCAGCAGCAGCAGCACGGAACCAAGATAGTGCTAGTTGTTTGAATTGCTCCATTATATCCTCCTATAGGATTAGGACTTTACACCGTGTAATTTACAGCAGGTGCAAACTTCGGTCTTATATGCCTTCTTTGCAGGCAACGATACTAACGCTGCAAGAATCTGATTTACGGGCTTCGGTGAGTTCATCCACCAGAACCAAGGGGAAGTATCGGCACCCATACCATCATTGATGGAGATGTGTAAGTGATGTGGGTGTTGGTTACTGCCCAGATATTTACGATTGCCCAACTTAACTTTGTCCTTAGCCCATATCCTGCCTTGAAAGATTAGATATTTAACTCGCTTATCTTCTTTTAACTTCTCAAAAATTATCTTGCAATCAATCCCATTTACTGGGTCGTGTGTTAAATCTACGGCAAAACCTGTGTTGTGGTCTGAGGTAGGGTTTTGTTTCAGATGCGCAGCAGATGGCAGCAAGCCATCGCTAATCTTCTTGCGCTTAGGGCACAATGCTGTAGCCTGACGCAGTACTGCAACAGCCGCAGGTGTAGCCTTACTCATCGTCATCAGTCCAATCACTGCCTTCTTCTTCAATTGAAGGGCTCAATGGTCCCCATATTGTCTCAGGTACTGGCTCTAAAAATGACATTATTTCTCCGCAACCAATTTGTATAGGTCATCAATACGTACTTCCATCCGAGCCATAGAATCCTTCATTGAACTGCCACCATTTGGGCGAAGTTCATTAAGATAATGTTTAACCATCCAGCGCATACTCCCAGCAAAAGCGGTTATGATTGCTATAACAGCAACTGCCATTGTTAGATAGTCTTTCAACTCCATTATACTGTCCTTACGGTTATCTCTATGATGCCACCAAAACCATCAAAGCGTTTATCGGGCGGTGTCATACGGGTGAATGTAACTTGTTCGATTACTGCTTGTCGTGATTCTCCTGTTGTCAAGTCTTGCCAAGTCAGAACATCGCCTGTCTTTTCAATCTCTTCTAATAATTGAATACGAGCATATGCTCTACCCTCATAGCCAACTACAGTATTAAACCTATCTGTTTCAATATCAAAACAGTAGACAGGAAAACGAATGACTCTATTGCGTGGAGATGCAATGGTCGCTTTGGCTTGGTATCCTTTAAAGGTAGGGCCAGCAGTTGTAGTAGTTGTATCACGGCTAAGTGTAAACTTGTATGCTAGGAACTCTTGTGCTACTTCAGGCTGAGATGTAGTTACTTCTACTGCACCTACACCTGAGTTGTATGTAATGTGGTCATACTGTGTTTCAAGACCAGTCTCATCTGTAGCAAGAGATGATAGCGTAAAGTCACCAGATGTAAATGTGCCACGTCCAATAAGACGCTTGTAGTTCTTGGGTTCAAGAGTAGAAAATCTAATCTTGCCTGTAGTTATAGAGCCAGATGTTGCTAATGCACCAGTGGTGCCGTTATATTCGCCTGACTGAATGGCTATGCCATTACTGGCTGATGTAGTAAAGGCTAGTTGATTACTATTACCTATAAAGTCTACAGTAGTAGCATAACCAGCAGCGATACCAAGGTAGGCGTCTTTGGCATAGGCAAAACGTAAAGATTCAATCTCTGAACCTAAGTCAATGCGGTATAGTCCAGCATAGCCACCAACTGTGCCAGTAGCCCAGACATACTTATCACGGAATGCAAAGTCACGTGCTAATGGCTTAACCGTTCCAGTGCTATCTTCAAATATCAAGGGACCGTAGGACAAGTCACCAGTTGTATCTGAGATACTAGCCACACGAATACCTTTATTGGTACCAATCATCAAGTAACCAAGGTAAGACTCAATCTTATAGACTATCTCCCCAATGGGAAGTTGCGCTGCTACAATCCCTGATGTCAGGGTAGGCATAACACCAGCAGTAGATAGAACAAACTTGTAGATGGCGGAAGTTCCGCCAGCATAACCAGCAGCATAGATGGCAGAGCCACCTTCAGAAATAGATGTCCAAGTCCAGCCAGTATTAGGGTGTGTATAGATAGCAGTAGGTAGTGTAGTAGTGCCAAGGGCACCAGTTAATTCATAGATGCTAGTACCAATACCAGCAACAAGGCGTTGCTTAACCCAACCCATCTTTACTGCAGCAGTACCAGTGGTGTAGTGATTGTTTAATGCACCAGTTGCACCAATTGTTTGATAAAAAATACGAGTTGCATTAGCAACAAATAGTGTAGTTCCGTTAGTAACTATATCTACTATTGCAGATGCAGTTGTAGCATAAGTAGTAAGTGTAGTTGCATCAGCCTTAACATCTAAAAGTGTAGTACTACCTGGAATAAATGAAATTGCTACATCAGTACTACCAGAAACGCCAGAGATAAGTTTATAGATACCACTGCTAACACCAGTATTAGTTGTCTCTTTGAGGAGAGTTACTTGTCCTTTAGTCCACACATCTACATTGTCTGAGTCAGCAAAGCGATAGTTAACTGTCTCACCAGCGGACGGGTCATAGAACTTAATGCCTGTGCCATTGTGGAAAGAAGACTGACTTCTTAGCCAGAAACCAGTGAGCGATTGCTCACCTGGTTCTGCGCCAATGTCTGACTGTTCCTTACGAAACGGTGCAGTCTGACGGATGTATGGACGAGCATCACTGATAGCGTAGAAGAATGGAAGTCCACCTACTGCTACATCATATGACTCATTAGTGTTCTGCCAAGTAGAACTAGATGAAACAATACCTAAGTCAACAGCAATAGCACGACCAATGCTGGCAGTTGAGGAGCCTCTACCTTCGGTTATATCTCTCGTTGCCACTATTGCTCCTTAATATATTTGTTCTTCTGCTTCATCTATTGCATCATCTATATCCCTATACAGGGGTACTAGGTAAGTAATAAGTTGTTCCAATTAGGACAGTAGCAACTTTGCTTCATCGGCAGTAATGCCAAGTTTAGAAAGTAGCGCCGCTTGCGCCGCCGCTTTATCTGTAGCCGCCTTATCTGCAACTAGTGAATCGACTTGCGATTTTTCATAGGCTGCAAACTCTGTATCATTCATCTCACGGTCTGTAATTTCATCGGTTGAAATATCGTGTATGCGTATCATTGGTCTAGTCATTAGTTCACTCCGTAGATGTAAATGTTGCCTTGTGCAGTCCAGTTGCCTGTTGATGGAAATAATTGGATGCTTGAAATTGCGCCAATTTTGGTTGCAACCGCACCAAAGTTCATTGATGGGTCGGTTACGGCTGGTGAATAATATCTAATATATGACACATCAAAAGTTCCCAATTGCAATCCAGTTGTTGCCGTGTAATCGGTAAAAACTATGTTGGCCGAGATATTGTTAGTGTTGGCTGTTCCTGTCATTGCGCTTGCAATCGTTGTGAAAGTATTGCCGCCAGAAGATGCTGAAGTTGCATCTGATATGCTCGCATAAGAATAAACAGCGGTTGTGACTGTGTTGAGTTGCATTTTAATATTAACATTCGTGCTAACAGTTGCCGCATTATTTATTCTTACAATTAACTGCTTGTAAGATTGTGAAATGCCAGTAATTGAAATTGAAGCCACATTAGTTATTGCTGTAGTTGATAGTAATGTCATCGAACCAGCCGTAGCCGTAGCCCACGATGGTAAACCTGCCGCAACTGTAAGCACTTGACCAGTGGTACCAATAGCAAGGGCGGCAGGAGTATTAGCAGCAGATGCATAGATAGTATCGCCAGTAGTAGTAGTTAATGTCTTAGCAATCTTTGCATCCATCTGTGTCTGGATAGCAGAGGTAACACCATCTACATACCCAAGTTCTGTTGCCGATACAGCAGCAAATGCTGCTGCTGAGTTGGCTAGGTCACGTGCTTTAGTCATTCAGTTGACTCCTCTGGGATTGGGAAGAATGCTCCGCCATCAATACCATTATTGTAATCCCAACCATTTGTATATTCAATATACTTGCCAGGGTTAGCAGCAATTACTTCATCTTCTACGCCAATAATAATGTTGACTACTATGTTATTTTCAATGACTGCAAATGTTTTCATAACTATCTCCTATATCCAGTATTCAAGTTCAATTTTGCCTATACCACCATCGCCAGAACTTTGAGTAGTGCTTGGGTTTCCTCCGCCGCCATTTCCTGCACCAGCACCTGCTGAACCTGCTCCTCCTGCTTGATTTGCACCAGCAGAAGAACCTGAACCGCCAATACCACCTGTTCCGCTAGTTGCGCCTGTAAATGTAGTTGTACCACCGCTGCCACCTTTAACACCAGTAGTACCACCTGTCCCTCCAGCACCAATTGCATATGCTATAGAGTTTCCTGGCGTGGTTGTTACATTTGTAGTAACTACTTGTCCACCAGCGCCAAACTGTGCCGAACCAGCCGTGGTAAGAGCGTTGCCATTACCACCAGCACCACCACCACCAAATAGTGTTGCATTAACATAAGTGACGCTAGTGGGAACAGTCCACGAAGTACCAGAAAGAAGAGTTACAACATAGCGAGTTTTACCAGCCGCTGCTGCTGCCACAGGAAATACTGTTGATGCCATTAGGAAATCTCCACTCCGCTAATATGGAACTTGACTGTTACTGCGCTGGCAAAGCCAGCAATAATTTGAGTTGTTGCCATTACCTGTTTTAAGTCAAACATTGCTGTTGAGTTAGCGGCAATTGCACTTGTAGTAAATATATCAACGCTGTTAAGCGTAAGAGTAAACGTAGCAGCAGATGCTGCTGAGTTAGTTACTACAATATTAGTTACTACTGTAGTTGTAGAGGCTGGCACTGTATACAGTGTAGCCGTTGATGTTCCTGCTGCTGCTCTTACCAGAGCCTTAGTTGTTGTAGCCATTAGTTACTACTTTCTATTAGAGTGCGCCCATAAGGCTTAGTGTTTGAAAATCTGTAATGCTTCCAAATGCACCAGTAGCAGATATTGTAATATCTCCTGATGCTGTTACTGTTCCAGTTAGTGTTGGTGCTGCAGAAAGTACAACAGAACCTGTACCAGTCTTAGCCGTAACCGCAGTTCCGTTAATACTAAATGAATTGCCTGTACCTGCTGTGTCAAAAGTTTTATTTGTAAATGTAGTTGTAGAAGAAGCACTTATAGGTGTAGTATAAGCAAGACCAGTACCAGCAGTTGAGTCTGCAGTTAATACCTGTCCATTAGTACCAACGGCAAGTCTGCCTACTGTGTCAGCAGCAGTTGCAACAATTAAATCACCTTTAACATCTACTATAGATTGAGGTATATCAGTCACTACGCTAAGTGCGGTAAAGGTAATAATCTCTACTATGTCATTTAAGACAAGGGCTGATAGTGCTGTAATGCTTGTGCCAGTAGTTGCTGTGTAGTCTGTAGTACGAACTAGAAGCACACCGTTAAGGTATACTTGCTCATTACCAGCAATATATGCAAGGGTCTGAGAAGACGCGTCAAGACCAGATAGAGATGTTTCTCCACCTGCAGCAATAAATTTGTAGCGATAGATAGCAGCAGATGAGGAGATAGAAGCCCACGCAGAACCTGACCAAACAAGCATTGCGGCAGATACTGTATTAAAATATATAGCACCAGTAAGTAAAGAGTTGCCATCATTATCTAAGGTTGGGTTTGAAGCATATGGTCCAAGGTATCTATCATCAAATGAATCATATGATGCAGCAGCAGCGGCAGCAGAGGCTGCAGCAGCAGTAGCAGAACCAGCAACACCATCTACATAGAGTTTAGTAGCAGCGTGTAAGTTTGATGTTGGAGCAGCAGACAAGGTAAGAAGACCTGTCATAGTTGCACCAGACTTGAGTACTAGGGAATCATAGAATGTTCCACCAGATTGGATTGCAGTTGCAATCTCACCCAAAGTATCATAGATACCAGGGGCTGAGTTAATAAGGTTATCTCTTTGTAAATCTACATATGCTTTAGTTGCAGCATCTTGTGCCAGTGTAGGGTCACCCATACCAGTAACCTTGCTAGTACCCATAGCAATAGCACCAGACATAGTGCCACCAGTTTTAGCCAACTTAGCATCTAACTGTGTTTGAATTGCTGATGTTACTCCGTCAACATATCCAATCTCAGCAGATGATACTGTAGAAGATATACCAAGTTTAGTCCAGTCAATTGCAGCAGATGCATTGATGTCAGCATTAACAATAGTGCCATCTACAATATCTGCAGAGGTAATAGTTCCGTTAAGGTTTAACTTGCTGTAATCAATAGCAGCAGAGGCATTAACATCAGCATTAAGGATAGTTCCATCAAGCAACATTGTTGATGTAACAGTTCCAGTATCTGCAACAGTTACTGCTGTGCCTGAAATCTTAGTCTTGTCAATGGCTGCGGATGCATTAATATCAGCATTTAAGATTGTGCCATTAAGAATCATTGTGCTTGTTACTGTGCCTGTGTCAGTTGTATAGACACCGTTAGTTACTGTGCCAGCAGAACCTGATACGTTACCAGTAACGTTACCTGTTAGGTTACCAGTTACGTTACCAGTTAGAGGACCAGAGAATGCTGCTGCAGTTACGGTGCCAGAGGCGGTTAGATTAGTAGCAAGTGCCGTACCCGTAAGAGTGGGTGAAACAACAAGAACTGCTGCACCAGTACCAGATGTTGAACTGATAGTAGTTCCGTTAATCTTGAAAGCATTACCTGTACCTGCTGTGTCAAAGGTCTTATTGGTAAGAGTGTCAGTTGTTGCTTTACCTACAAGAGTGTCAGTAGATGTAGGTAGAGTTAATGCGCCTGTGTTGCTGATAACAGCAATGACTGGAGCAGTCAAAGTTTTGTTAGTTAAAGTCTGTGTGTTAGTTGTACCAACTACTGCACCTGTTGCACCGTGTCCAGTGGTTGCTTCAATATGTGTGTTAGCCTCAGTAAGGTCACGACCAATAACCATATGTCGGACAATGGCACCAGCAGAGTGGGCTACACCAGTAGAACCATCAATGCCTCTAGCAATAGTAAGTGTGTTACCTGATGCGTAGTTACTGACATCTACAATTTCTTCAAGGGCCGTATCAGGGTCAATAACAACTGTATAGGTTTCAAGTGATGATGGTGTCTTACCACCCATTAGGTTGGCACCAGAACCTACAGTCATAGATGTATCACCAGAGGTGATTCCGCTACTGAGTGTGGTCTGCTGTGCTCTGGACGAGTATTTTCTAGTTGTCATTTATCTGCCTATCAAAGGGAGTAGTGGACACGGATAGGATATTTGTCTTGCTGTTTCTTAATCTCTTCATTTAATCGTTGATTAAACAAAGCGTAAACTTGCTTAGT